ATATCGGTGGATAGGAGAACTTGATCTCCCTCTGTGTACGCGGGAGGTTGAACATTGGCGATGGCTGGCAGGACTCCAACGTTTGTTGTTGACGGTGCTGCGTTATTATTTGTTAGAGTGCCAATAGCAGTGACCGTGCCTGAAGTAGTCACCGCGCCAGAAATAACCCAAGGGCTTGTTCCTTGATTTACAGTTCCAATTACTTTGGTTGTCTCTGCTGCGAGGGTTGCTTGCACTGCGAAGGTGCCTGCATTCGTGACTGCAATGGTTTGCGCCGCAGAGATTCCAACTGTCCACGTTCCTGATTGTGTCGCCGCGATTGTTCCGGTGACTGTCAATTTACCGGCTGAAATACATCCATCGAGGGTTGGCTCTTGAACATATGCTGGATGTGCTGAAGTAAACACGACGTTCGTGCCATCAGAAACTTCGACAGGCTGAATTGTCGTACCTGTTGGATCGATGCGGACAGGATTGGACGCGCCGACGCCTTCGAGATTTCCGCTGCCGTTAACTACGCCGAGAAATGTCGCAGACAACGGCGCTGTGGACCCGATGACACCGACAGAAGGGTTGGTCGCGGTAATCGTCCCATCAACAGGCAAAGGGTATGTATTACTGACTGGACGAAACACACCAGAAATAATAATTCCGAGTTCTGTTGCGGATGTCGGCGCGGTTGTTCCAGTGAGACCAACAGACGCGTTGGACCCGGAGCCACCACCACTTCCGCCACCTTGACCGATTATGATTGCTCCGGGCATTATTTCTTTCCTTTACCGGGACGACTCAGTCCTGCTTTCGAAAGGGCGATTGCGATCATTTGTTTGCGCTGCCCCTTCGCGGATTTGCTTGTATCGACGGTTGATGGTTTGTTGTGAAACACTTCGTGGAAAGCCGCGACCTTACTCATTTTTGCCATGATCTTCGTCCTTGTCTTCCGGGCCACCTTCGAGAGGTTGGTTAACGTAACGGCAGCATCCGTGTTCCATGTCAATCTTGACCGCAGGACGCCCGTTGATTAAAACGAGTTTATCTTGTAGCGCAGAATCACCAATGACTTTGGGGTGAATGCAAAAAGGTTCATCTTTGGCAGTTTTATGAATGCAGTCCGAACAGTGGTAGGGTCCACATTCTCCGTAGCCTGATTCGGGCGTACCGGTTTCATCATAAATGGAGCCAAGCCGAGGCTGGCCGAGTGCTCCAATACCGGGAATGATCGAATCAAACATGGGTATACCCTCGTCTACACCTATGGAGAGAAAAGTCTTAAAAGCCGTAGTGGGATTTCTTTACTGCCGCGGAGGCGACCGGTTCTTCTTTTTTGGCCTTTTTGTTTTTCTTGGCCTGCTTTTCCGATTCAATGACATCATCGGGCAGGATACCAATGGACTGCTTGTTGGGGATGCCCGTGCGGAGGCCCATGACTTCGCACTTCAGCCGTAGAGCGCCCAGTTGAGCCATGGTCAAATTCTTGTTGACAATAGCGCGGTCGAGCGCGATCAGAAACTCTTCGTTTGGCGCGCGATTAAAATGCCGGTTCAACGCCGCGACGATCCGAATATTCTGCATGAGAGAGTACGACATGATGCGTGCGACTTCGGGCGTCTTGCATTGGTATGCGGTACGCGTGGCTGCGATGGAGTCGTAATTTCCGTCAAGCAGGCCCCCTTCGCAATATGTCGCCACAAACAGGCGCTGCTTCGGAGTCAGCCTCTGGTACTCCTCGGTAGCCATCAAGTCTTTCACCAGCAATCGAGTTGAAACATCAGCCATTTACTTGCTCCAGTTTTTTGGTTCTTATATACGCTTCGATCTGGTCTTCCACCAGCAATCGAAACTCAACGCCATCGATTTGAATATGTTTGCCCGCATACGGACCGTAGCAAACTTTGTCTTGAACTTTCGTGGACTCGCATTTCGGACCTACGAAGATCACCATACCGAAAAGCATGTCCTGCTGCTTGACGATATCGGGCAAAGAAATGCCGTCGATGGTGGTCTCGCGACTGCCGTCGATCACCAGCACGTGATTTGTTGCGGGCTCGATATAGTTACTGGACATTGGCGGGTCTCTCCGTAATTTTCTCGCTGACGGTTGCACCCATGGTAAGGATGCTGCACGCGACCGCGGATGCGTTTTTAAGACTTTCAATCACAACCTTCACCGGATCGATGATGCCGGTCTCAACCAAGTCTTCGAACTGTTCCGTGAACGCGTTGAACCCGAGCGTGGGAACAGCCATCAACTGATCGATGACTTGATCGCCGTTGATCCCCGCATTCTGCGCGATCTGTTTTGCCACTGCCTGACACGCTGCGACCACTACTTTCAATCCATCCCGTTCGCTGGCACTGAGATTTACCCCGCGGTCGATCAGGATTGACGCGCGCAATAGGGCGGTGCCGCCGCCCGGGACGATTCCAGATTCAACAGCCGCCTTCGCTGCCGACATCGCGTCAATCACACGATCTCGCTTTTCTTCCATCTCCGTGACAGTCACACCACCAACCTTGATGATTGTGATTCCCCCGAGAAGCGCCGCGAGGCGATTACGCAGGACGACTTTCTCCGCGGGTGTTGCTGTCTCGATGGCGGTGCGAATAAGTTCAACACGACCGGCGAGTTCCTTTTGCTCTCCCCGGCCTTCGATGATCTGAGTCTTCGACATGTTGGTGATAACTTTACGCGCCAGCCCAGTGTCATTGGCATCGAGGCGCACATTCTCGATCTTCACTCCCATATCCTCAGTGAACGCTTTGCCGCCGGTGAGCGCCGCGATATCGCGCATTATTTCCTTGCGACGTTCTCCGTATGCTTCCA